TTTCTACAAAGTGCTGATCTGCGTATCGACCTAACCCCAGTGCGCAGAACCGTCCCTCGGGGGGCAGTACGGCGTCGAGTAGATCGAATGTGGACATATTATTTGCGTTTCTTGTGGCACTCTATGAATTGCTTGATGCGGTCATGGTGTGGTGGAGCGGGGGTATTTATCCCCCAAAACCAGTTGTAGATCGTCATTCGGCTTACCCCCAGTTCGAGGGCAATTTGTTTGACAGAAATACCGCAATCAATGCACGTTCTGCCCAAGGCTACGCCCAGAGACTCAGCATCCGCTTGTCTATTAGCTTCAACTAAGTTCTGGCTGTAACCGTAGCTCATGTTATTCCTCGCCCGTCCACGCCTTAACTACCGAGTCCAGAGCGACCTTGGGAGTAGGGGTGGGGGTTTCAGTCTTCTTGACTTCGCGCTTCTTTGGCTCGACTTCAACAGCATCCTCGATATCAACCTTAGGTGCTGCAAGAGCAGGAGCTACCGCAGGAGAGTTCCTAGCAGACGTATCGGCCTGATATGGAGTCATCATCACCATCTTCTTTGTCTCGGGCGCAGCAGAGTGCTTGCTGGTGACGGCGTGTTCCGCCTTGTTGATGAACCTAGTGGCAGTGAACATCACCGACTGGTTGTCGTTGTCCTCGTTGAAGCTGATCTCCGTAACCACGTAGTCCAAGCTCTTGCCGTTGTTGGCAAGGTACTTCGAGTAGTTCTCGAACTTGTGCGTCTTGTCGGTGGGGCTATCGCCGAACAAAGACTTTGAGGCCAGATTCATCTGGTACACATCGTTCTCAAGTGCGGAGTTGAAGTTCTCCTCCAGCATCACAGCCAGTCGGCGCGAGTAGCGGCAAGCCTTGGAGTTCGCCATGCCCGAACCCTTGATGTTCTGCTGGCAAGTGTCGCAACGATCCGACTGTGGGTTAGCAGCACCAGCGTCAGGCACGTTGCCATCGTTCGAGAAGCAATCTGGCGAAGTCGGCTCGGCGTCAGGAGTCCACTGCTTAGCGTAGAAGATACGACCAACCTTAGGCGAAGCATTAACGATAACCACGTTGATGCTGCCCTTGACTTTGCCCATCTCTTCGCCACCGACCATCTTGCGGAAGAGGCCGTTCTTGGGGACGATACGCTTGACGCCGCTCTTACCAGCAATCTGCTTGGTCAGTTCGCTGAGGCCAGCGTTCTGCAGGAAGTCGGGGAGGTCTTGGTTCAGAATAGTGATGTTGCTCATTTTCAGTTTCCTTTTGCGCGTCTAACAACAATGGTGTACGAGTTTTCTACGTTCATCCCCATCGGGAACGAATCTGGATTCTCAGAGAGGAACTCCTTCATATTGGTTTGATGAAGTCTCTTCTCCAACAGGCCGAACGCATCATGTTCCTTGATGAACTGATACATCGAATCCCAGTCGCCCGTCCAGTACTTAGACTTGATCGAGCGAATGACTGTGCCGTGTTGTGTGCGGATGCTGTCGGCGTTTAACTGCTTGCACGTGTCAAGCATCGCCCCTTCCAGAACATCCATCTGTGCGTCCATCTCGGCGCACTCTGCCTTGTACTTGCTGGTCAGCATGTCCTTGGCATCTCTTATCTTTATGTAAGCCTCGGCCATCTTGTCTACAGACACAGATGACTCTTCCTGAACTTCTTCGTTCATCCTAATCTCCTAACTTTGTTACGGGAGGTCTATCTTAGCAAGAGTCTTTACATTGTCAAGCGATTTCTACAGGCTCGGCAGAAATTTCTTGGCGGTAAAGATCAATCACATTCTGGTGGTTTTCTACGTTGTTACGCAGAAGGGCGTACATCCTAGCCTCAACTGAGGAGCCCGAGATATGCACGATGGTCATGTTGTTGACCTGACCGGGGCGGTCAATACGTGCGTTGGCTTGAAGGTACGTTTCCACACTAGAGCAGGGAGCGTACCAAATGATTGTGTTCGCTGCCGTCAGTGTTAGCCCGTGGGAGGCTGCTTGCGGTTGGATGATGAGCACCCGTGGGGACTCGTTCTCTTGGAACATCCTCACGATCTCGGATCGCTTGTTCACCGATACCGAACCGTTGATGACTTCGCAACTGATGTTGTTCTTGTCTAGGTGGTTCTTCAGTAGGGCTATCGTGTGAGTGAACGGAACAAACACAAGCACCTTGTGGCTTGCTTCCTCAATCACTTCCTGTACTACGTTAAGCCTGTTGCTTACGTCGAACTCAATGACGCTCTTGTTGTCGGTGTAGACCGCGCCGCTGGAAATCTGCAGTAGTTTGTTGATCTTCACCGCAGCGTTGACGGCAGAGATTTCCTCACCAGCCGCCTCGAACCACATTTCCTTCTTGAGCGTTTTGTAGTACGCATACTGTTGTGGGGTGAGCGGTGCATCCCGATCCACGTGGATAACTGGAGGGAGGTCTAGGCACTGGGCCTTCTCAAACCTGATCGCTGGCTGCAGAATGTTGTGGACTATGTGCTTCGCTTCGGGTCTGGGGATGTACCGATAGTCGCTCACCTTGAACATCACGGAGTCGCGGAACTGCCCCAAGAACGGGGGGACTGACTTAGGGTTAACCAACTTGGCTAGCCCGTATGCGTCTACGGGGGACTGGGCAGCGGGAGTACCCGTCAACATCCACAGCCCCTTGACCACCTTCATAATGTCACGAAGGGTCTTCCACCTAGTTGTCTGTGCGTTCTTATATGCTGATGCTTCATCTACTACGACAAGATCGAACCCGCCAGCCATGATCTCTTCCTTCACGATGCCCACACCATCGAAATTGATGATGACGAACTCTGCACCGGAGTCGATGATCTCTTTACGCTTCTTAGCCGAACCATAAGCAACCGTAACACTACGGTGCAACGCGAACTTGAACAGATCGTTCTGCCATGCCGACTTCATAATCGACAACGGACAGATCACTAACACTCGCTTCACTAACCCTAATTGCATCAAATAGTCCACTGACAAAATCACTGATGCTGTTTTACCCGTACCCTGCTCGTTGAAGCAGAACGCCTTACGGTTGGCGATGAGGAATTCTGATGTAACTTTCTGATGGTCGAATGGTGTGAACCCGTGAGGACGGGGCCACTTGTACTCTGATAGGTTCATTTTTTAGGCTTGTTGACTTTCACTGTGTGATCCGAGTTCCTGCTGAACGAACGGTTCGCGCTCGGTGCTTTCAGCTTTAGGTTGCTCGGTGCGTTGGTCCCACCTTTTGACAGTGGGACCGTATGATCTATGTCTTTACCCGTGCGGTCAATCCCTTTTTTGTCCATTTCATTTCGAGCACTTTCGCGCTTCGCTCGTTTGGGACCTTCGCCCCTAGCGACTTGTTGTGCGTACTCTTTTTTGTACGGGCGGGGCTTGTTGACGTAGGGCATGATGACTCCGTTATTTACCGCACGGGCCTAGCGCCTGTGCAAACATATGATCCTCCTCCAGCAACTTGATCCTGCGGAGGGCGCACTCGTAATGGTTATGCCCGAACGTATAGCAGTCGGGGCCATGCGTTCCAATTCTACCGTCCCTATCCTGCTGCCAGCGTAGTGCTTGGCGTAGGCGAATGATCTCTGCCGCTGCGTCTGCTGCCAGATCGCTTTTTTCGGCATACAAACGGATGAGGATTTCCGCTGGGCTGTCTGGTTTCATGGTTGCACCTTTGGTGTGGGGTTATTTGCAGACATTCCAAGCACCACGTTGATGAGACAGTCGCTGCGTCCGTCTAGCTGCATTACCCGCCTTTGTAATCTTCATATCGAGGCGAGTTCTTACGCCATCGGCTAGGTCCTTATTGTCGATAAAGGTACTCTTGTTAGTCTGAGAGCACTTGAGCCCTACGATCTTTGGCACAACAGCGAGGCAACTTACTGGGGTGCTTTCATGTTTGAGCAACCACTCATTCAATTTAGGCCATTGAGAAGCAATGAACGCTCGTACCGGAGCCCTGTACTCCCATTTGGAAACGGGCAGGAAAGGGTAAGCGTTAGAGAACTCCATCATCGCGGCGTCGTCTTCTAAATCCACGCCAAGGGCGCTTGTGATCTGCCCCATGCGCCAATGCTTAACGAACCCGATAACAAGCCACTCGGCTACTTTAGTTGAGTCACTCATGTCTTGCTCCTTTCGGGCCAATTTTTAGGGCGGTCAGTCCATTCGATGTCTACGCGCAGCGTTTCTTTCTTCGCCGCCCAGTGCGCGGCTTTCTCGGCCGACTCATGCATAAATGCTGCCCATGACCAGCACTCACCATCCCACCAGCGGTAGGCCGCGCTGTCTCTGTTGTGATAATGCTTAGTCGGCCACCAGCCAAAACTCGGTGGTTGGCCTTTATGCCATCTAGGTGTATACAAATCTGCCATATTCCATTTCGTAGTATTACCAGAACAAGCAGCACACTTCCACACTTTTTGGCGTGGATTGAACGTGCCACCTAACGCAGCCTTCTTCTTATTGCATACAAAACATATTCGAGTGAACCCGATAGTCGTTACCATCACTTTATCTCCACCGCATAAACCCGGATAAACTCCGCCAATTTGTATAGATCAAACAACTGAGAAGAGGGCACAGTCCTTGTCAGCCTGAACCCCTCGGCCTTGAGTAGTACCGACAGCGCACCCCTCCGTGCCTCTGGCGTAACCACTTCGAGTAGACGGGCAAGCTCCTTCGCCTTCTCCCAGTCCATTACTTAGCCGCCGTTTCCGTTCGCTTACGTTCATGGCAGACAAGAAACTTCCCGTCTTTGCTCGGTTGGCACTCGAATACATCGTCTTCGTCGTCCACAAGCGGCTGCGTACAGGCGTAGAGCAGCAATAACATTGTTAGAGCAAAGGCTACAACGCGCATGGCCTAGCGACCTCGCGGACCCACATTGCTAATTCCTTAGCAGTGGCATCCTCTGGGGGCTGCATATTGTTGGGTATCTCCCACCCAGTCCCGGTAGCCTTAAGGACCTCCTCTATGGGTGTCCTGCTACGCAGAGAATCTTTCGCTGCCTGTGCAGCACATCGCCAAATCAAAGCCATATCATTACTCCAAAACAAAGTACGACCAAAATTACCGCCGCTAATATAAATACGATTGCATCTAAAAAATCCTTATCGTCGCCCTCTGGGTCAGGCCACCCACACGCTTGTGGCGCAGGGCAGTTTTCCCGTTTGCCACCGCACGTGCCGCTACACATCTCCTTGGGGATCATCCACATCTCCTTTGGGACCATCCGCTTCTCCTAGTTTTTGTTGTACATACACGAGGAAACAGAGCAGAACTTACACAACGGGCCTTGGACTGGATTCCAAATCCCCGACTCATACGCTTGCTCGATCCGCGCCACATCTTGCGCTGGCTTCTCCATGTATTTGTGCACCATGTCTACATGGTGTACAGCCTTCACAAACTCCTTGCTCACTACGAACACCAATGCTGACTTGACCTTAACAATGTTAGGGAACTTGGCGAAGATGCCCACCGCCACAAGGTCTAACTGCTTGATGTCCGCATACCGTGCGCTCTTGCTGGTCTTGTAGTCCACTGAGTGCGCCAACTGTTTCTCCTCGTTGATGACTACCAAATCGGCTATGCCATGCCACCATACATTCGGTGCGCTGAAATCGCATGACTCCAAGTTCTTCGTTAAGCCCAACTTGACCTCGCATAGCTTCTTCCCTTGGATTACATCCAATGTCTCTAATACTGGCAACATGTACTTAAATGCAGGTGGGACAGGCTTACCATCTCGGATGTATTCCTCTGCCACAGTATGGGCAGTCTTGCCGTACAGCGTGGCCTGTGTGTCGGGCTCAACAATATCCTTGACTATCTTGGTGTGATAGTACTTTTTGGGGCACTGCTGAAATGTTTTCAGGCTACTGAACGACC